ATGGTGTCGTGCCGCCGATGAAGAAGAGCCCTGCAACAGGAAAGGAAACCTATGCCTTCGCAAAGACAGACGAGGCGTTCAAAGAACTTCTCGAACATCCGAATCCGTCCGTACAAGCACTCGTCGCCGCCCGACTGGGTACGAAGTCTACGATTGAGGAGTCGAGAACTGAACGTTTTATTGGGATTGCTCAGCGAGGTGCCATGCCAGTTCCCCTCCGTTATTACGCCGCTCACACTGGGCGATGGGGGGGCGATGACAAACTTAATCTTCAGAACCTGCCAAGGGGGTCGGCGCTGAAGAAATCCATCCTCGCACCTGCGGGGTATCTGATGATCGACTCTGACTCATCACAAATTGAAGCGCGTACGTTAGCATGGCTAGCTGGGCAAGACGACTTAGTGGAGGCATTTGATCGTGGCGAGGACGTTTACAAAATCATGGCATCTGCTATCTACGGCAAGGCGGTCGAAGAGATTACGAAGGATGAGCGCTTTGTGGGTAAGACAACCATCCTCGGTGCTGGGTACGGCATGGGCGCGGCGAAGTTCCAAGCACAACTTAAAAACTTTGGTGTATCTGTTGAACTCGAAGAGGCCAAGCGCATCATCGACACCTATCGTGCGACCTACCCTCGAATCACTGCACTTTGGAAATCCGCTGGTGTGGCACTTGAAGCAATTCTCAGAGGCCAGCTAACCACGTTAGGCCGTGGCGGTATCTTGAAGATTGAAGGTAAGGACGGCATCCGCTTGCCCAACGGCTTGTACCTGCGTTACCCCAACCTGCGTCAAAAGGCCGACGAGGAAACAGGCAAGGTCGAGATTGTGTATGACACCAAGAAGGGCCGAGCCGTTATCCCCAACCGCATCTACGGCGGGAAGGTAATCGAGAACGTATGCCAAGCCCTAGCGCGTATCATCATCGGCGACCAAATGCTGATGATTGCCAAGAAGTATCACGTTGTGATGACTGTGCATGACGCGGTGGCTTGTATCGTCAAGACCGAGGAAGTTAAGACTGCGCAGGAATACGTTGAGTTGTGTATGCGCATCCGACCCAAGTGGGGCATGGAGTTGCCCTTGAATTGCGAAAGCGGATATGGAGAGAGTTATGGCGACTGCTAACATCAAATGGTCTTTCAGTAGCCTGAAGACATTTCAACAATGCCCGAAGAAGTACTACCACACCAAGGTAGCCAAGGATGTGAAAGAGCCCGACACCACGGCAACGCTGTACGGTAAGTCGGCTCACACTGTGGCTGAGGAGTACATCCGAGACGGCGTGGACATTCCACCGGCCTTTGAATATCTTAGAGATACGCTAGACGCTCTAGCATCTATCCCCGGGATTAAATTATGTGAAGAACAGCTTGGCCTGACCAAAGACCTAGAGCCATGCGCGTTTGACGCACCCGAGGCGTGGTGGCGTGGCATTGCCGACTTGGTCATCTTGGACGAGGAGAAAGAGCTGGCGTGGTCGGTTGACTACAAAACCAGTAAGAGCGCCCGTTATGCCGACGTGAAACAGTTGGACTTGGTGGCCACGGCCATCTTCAAGAAGTACCCCAATATCAAGCGCATCAAGTCAGCACTGCTGTTCGTGGTGAGCAAAGAGTTCGTCAAGGCTACGCACCATGCTGAGATGGTGGCCAAGTACATGGAGAAACCCACCCAAGACGTTGCGCGAATCGAGGCGGCGTTAGAGAACGGTGTGTGGAACCCAGTGACCGGCCCCTTATGCAGATTTTGTGCAGTGAAACAGTGTGAACATAACAGGAGTTAATGATGGATGAAGTTACAAGTGACGACCAAGCTGCGGCGTATATGAAGTTGCAACTAGATGTGAGGCAGTTGATCGTGGACACGATCTACGAAGAGCTTATGAACTACGGAAGCCCCCTGCACACGCAAATTGCGGTGCCACTTTTGACTGGGTACGCTTTCAAAGAAAACGTAAAGATGGTTATTCAAAACCAATGGAACAAACAATGAGCGAAATGACAAACCAAGAGACCGACACAGCCCTGATTCTTGAGAACGAGCTGAAGCGCCGCGTGAAAGAAGTAGCCGTACGCATCGTGCAAGACATTGTGCGTGAAGAGATGCGGGAGCAGTTTGCAAAGCAGAAAGAAGCCATGCTGATGGAGATCAGCGTCACGATTGGCAAACACCTGCGTTTGATCGAAAATGAGGGGCGCAAGCCGCTTTGGGAAGCAACCCCCGAGGAGTTTGGCTTGACGCGAGAATCTATTGACAGCCACCACATCATAGGAAAAGAACTCGATGCCGTACGTGAACAAACCCCGTCCCTATAAAAAAGAATACGAACAACAAGTTGCCCGAGGCGAACTGCCAGCCCGTATGGAGCGCCAACGTGCCCGTAACGAGATGGACAAAAAAGGTATCGACCGCACAGGCAAGGACATTGACCACGTCAAACCCCTGAGCAAAGGCGGCACTAATGCACCAAGCAACTTGAAACTGAAAACCCCTAGCGCCAATCGTTCGTTCAGCCGCAATGCTGACCACACGGTAAAGGTGAACAAACCCAAGAAGAAAAAATGAGCCTAGAGAAATACGAGTGGCCGCGCCCAGTTGGGTTCGAGCCATTCAACCACCAAAAAGAAACAGCGCAATTCCTGACTACCAACCGCAAGGCGTTCTGCTTCAACGAGCAGGGTACAGGTAAGACAGCGTCGGTGATTTGGGCGGTGGACTATTTGATGCAGCGAAAGATAGTGAAGAGAGTGTTAGTGATTTGCCCTCTGTCGATTATGAAGTCGGCATGGCAACAGGACTTGTTCAAGTTCGCTATTCATCGTACGGTAGCAGTAGCCCACGGCAGTGCGCACAAGCGCAAGGAAATCATCAACGCTGGAGCCGAGTTCGTCATCATCAACTTTGATGGTGTCGAGATTGTGAAGAACGAAGTCATCAACGGGGGGTTCGACCTCATCGTTGTTGACGAGGCATCTGCGTATAAGAACGCACAGACAACCCGCTGGAAAACTCTGCGTGACATTAACAAAACCGTCAAAGGCTTGTGGATGTTGACAGGTACGCCAGCGGCGCAGTCCCCACTGGATGCGTATGGCTTGGCCAAGCTGATTAACCCAACGGGTGTGCCGATGTTCCACGGCCAGTACAAGGACATGGTTATGACACAGCTAACCAAGTTCAAGTGGATTCCCAAGCCGACTGCCAAGCACACGGTGCACAGCATCCTGCAACCAGCTATTCGTTTCGTGAAGAAGGACTGCATCGACTTGCCACCCCTGACGTTCATCGACCGAGATGCGCCATTGACTCCGCAGCAAGCGAAGTACTACGGTATTCTCAAGAAGGAGATGTTGTTGGAGGCAGCGGGCGAAGAGGTTTCCGCAGTGAACGCCGCAACGAAGATGAGCAAGCTGCTTCAGATTTCATGTGGCTCGGTCTACACCGACACTGGCGAGGTGCTTGAGTTCGACGTGTCCAACCGCATGAACGTGGTGCAGGAAGTCATCGACGAGTGCAGTAACAAGGTGCTGGTGTTCGTGCCCTTCACCCACACGATTGAGATGCTCCAAAAGCATTTGCAGAAAAACAACATCTCGTGTGACGTGATTAACGGCGCAGTGCCAGTGAACCGTCGAAGCCAAATTGTTACGGACTTTCAGACTCAGCCGACTACGAAGGTTCTCATCATCCAACCACAAGCGGCGTCACACGGGCTTACACTTACTGCCGCCGACACAATCATTTGGTACGCTCCCTGTACCAGCGTGGAGACTTATCTTCAGGCCAACGCACGTATTGACCGCCCCGGTCAAGTCAACCCAATGACTATCGTGCACATCTGCGGGAGCCAAACCGAACGCCGCGTTTACGCGATGCTTCGGGGGAACGTATCCAACCACCAACAAATCATTGATTTGTACCGACAAGAAATTTCTTCAGATACTGTTGACAATGTCTAAAGTTATGATATAGTCGGTTTCGTGTGGGGTGAGTCACCCTTCACCAAGGTTGACGACCTTGGCCCCGCACACCTTTTTAACCAACCAAAGGAGTGTTAGATGAGTGAAGAAAATGAAGTGGCCGAGCGGCCAGACCTAGATAAGCTAACCGCTATCTACTTGAAGATTCGAGATACCCGTGCCGAGAACAAACGTGAGTTTGAGAACGTGGACAAAGACCTCGAAGAGCAACAGAAGATGCTGGCCGAGCAGATGCTCGACTCATGCAAAGAACTTGGTGCTGACAGCATCAAGACCCCACACGGAACCATCATTCGTTCGGTCAAGTCAAAGTACTGGACTGGCGACTGGGATTCCATGTACACCTTCATCAAGGAGCACAGTGCTTTCGGTTTGCTTGAGAAGCGACTGCACCAAACCAACATGAAGGATTTTCTCAACGAGAACCCTGACGTTATGCCGATGGGCTTGAATGTTGAGAATGAATACACAATCGTCGTACGACGCGCAAAGAACTAATCGGAGTAAATGAAAATGAGTAACATCGCACTTTTGAACCAAGACTTGCCTGACTTCCTGCAAACCGCTGGCGTCAGTGACCTCACCAAACAACTCGCTGGCAAGACTGGCGTCAAGCGCATCGTGCCTAAGAACGGTATCTTCCGTAAGATGGTCGGCGGCGAAGAGATGGGCAAGGTCAAGGGCAACCTCGAAGTTGTCATCGTGAACGCTTCCCCCAAAGTCGGTCGTATCTTCTACGCGAAGGCATGGACACCTGATGCCGACCCAAGCGCACCTGACTGCTTCTCTAACGACGGCAATGCACCTGATGCTGGTTCTACCGCACCTCAAGCTAGCCGTTGCGACACCTGCGCTCAGAACATCAAAGGTTCGGGTCAAGGTACATCGAAGGCTTGCCGCTACTCACGCCGCATCGCTGTGAACTTGGTGGAAGATTTTGGTACTTCTTTGGAAGGCGAAGTCTACCAACTGAACTTGGCATCGAAGTCTCTCTTCGGCGACGGCAACGGTGACAACTCACACACGTTCGAGAACTACACCAAGTACTTGGCCAACAACGGCAAGAGCTTGGACTACGTGGTAACTGAACTCAGCTTCAACGAGAACAACGACAACCAATCTATCCTGTTCACACCTGCGCGTTTCATCAACAAGCAAGAGTACGCAGTGACGAGCGAAGTGGCTAAGAAGCCCGAAGTTCAAAAGATGGTGACGATGACTCCTTACCAAGCTGACGTGTCGGGCCGTGCCCCTGCATTGGCTGCACCTGCTCCGAAAGCCGCCGCACCTGTGGCCGAGGATGTTGCCGAGCCAGTCAAACGCGAAAGCGCCAAAGCTGCCGCCCCTGCTCCAACCGCCAAAAAGGGTTTGGACGACGTGGTCAAAGCTTGGTCTGACGAGGAGTAAGCAATGAGCTACGGATATAGCTACCAACTGGTCGAAGCCAACAAAAAGGCCGATGACAAGTCATGGGGCGTCGTCCTTGGCCGCACTTGCATCCAACTCAACATTCCTGTGAGTGAGATAGCTGGTCGTCTTGATGTGAGTCGAGCGACCATCTACAACTGGTTTTGGGGGACTTCAACCCCAACCCGACACCACTGCGAACAGATTGAGCGTTTGCTCCCGCGCCTCAAGGCAAAAAAATAAATCCGTGCACTGACGGGGGCTTCGGCCCCCAGCTTTGCCGTCCCTAAAAGAAAATCAATATGTCTAACTTCGACCTTCTCGACACCATACTGCCAACCCAAGGCCGGTATTGTGTGCTCGGGCTTGGACGGTACCCAGACCAAAAGTTTTTCGATACGAGAGAAGAAGTAGAGGCACAGGCTCAGACGTTGGTGGACAACAAGTTTGATGTGTATTTCGGATGCGCCAAATACGGCCCACTGAACAAGCGCACAGCAGACAACGCCACGTACTTCCGCGCACTGTGGATGGATATTGACTGCGGCCCAACAAAGGGTGTGCCTAACGACAAGGGCATCATTCAAGGGTACCTCACGCAGCAAATCGGCTTGGATGAACTGAAGAAGTTCTGCATCGCCGCAGGTATGCCCCGCCCAATTATGGTCAGCTCAGGTTATGGCGTTCACGCCTACTGGTTGATTGAAGAAACAGTTGAGCGCCGCGACTGGCTCCCCCTCGCAAACCGTCTACGTGAACTGTGCGTCGAGCATGGTCTCATTGTGGATTCTTCCGTATTCGAAGCAGCACGGGTACTGCGCATCCCCGGCACATTTAACTTCAAGCAAGCCGAACCGATGGAAGTCACGGTGCTCAATGAGCGCACACAGACCCTGACGTACGACCAATGGAAAGAGCTGCTCGGCGCTGCCGACCCAGTTGACGACAAGCCTGATTTCTTACCGTCCATCAGCCCAATGATGGAAGCCTTGATGGGTAACAAGGTGAAGCGGTTCAAGAACATCATGATGAAGGCAGAGAACGGCTGTGCTCAGCTGAACTACTGCTACCAAAACCAAGACACTATCGAGGAACCCCTGTGGCGCTCCGCTCTGTCAATCACTGCGTTCTGCGTGGACAAAGACAAAGCATCCCACATGATGTCCAGTCAGTATCCAGCCTACAACCCTTCCGAGGTAGATAAGAAGGTAGCCGAGTTGGTAGCTAACGGTGGCCCTCACCACTGCCTGACTTTTGAGAAGATCAACCCGACTGGCTGCGCAGGATGCCCACACAAGGGCAAGATCAAATCCCCAATCGTGCTCGGCATGGAGATTGCCCAAGCTGAAGTCGAAGACGGTGAATACGTAGTCGAACAGCAACCGACAGAGGAAGAAGGAGAAGCCACAAGCTACCGTATTCCTGAGTATCCGTTTCCTTTCTTCCGTGGCAAAGAAGGCGGCATCTGGCGCAAGGGTGAGACCGACGAAGACGAATCCGTGCTGGTGTACGAGCATGACCTGTACGTGGTCAAGCGGATGAAAGACCCTGAGATGGGTGAAGTAGCCCTGTTCCGACTGCACTTGCCCCATGACGGCGTGAAAGAGTTTTCGGTTCCCGCTACGGCAATTTCCGCGAAGGATGAGCTACGCAAACAACTGTCGCACCACGGTGTGATGGCAACACAAAAACAACATGAGCTGCTGGCGATCTTCGTCGTGGCTTTCATGAAGAACTTACAGTATGTGAGGAAGGCAGAAGTTATGAGAACACAATTTGGTTGGGTGGACAATGACAGCAAGTTCATTGTCGGCGACCGCGAGATTACAAAGGACGGGGTGTTTTACAGCCCACCGTCAGCCATTACCCGTTCGTTTGCCGAGAAGATGGTGCCGACTGGTACGTTCGAGAAGTGGAAAGAGGTGTTCAATATGTACGCCCGTCCCGGCCTTGAGCCCCATGCGTTTGCCGCACTCACAGCCTTCGGTTCGCCCCTGTTGAAGTTCACGGGCTTGAGTGGCGCAATCATCAACGTCATCCACAAGTCGTCAGGCTCAGGCAAGTCGACAGCGTTGTTTATGTGCAACAGTGTGTGGGGCCACCCCAAAGAGTTGTCGTCTATGTGGAAGGACACGCTCAATGCCAAGATGATGCGTCTCGGTGTGCACAACAACCTGCCCAACACGATCGACGAGATTACGAACACCAGCCCAATGGAGTTCTCTGACTTGGCTTACAGCATCTCTCAAGGCCGAGGCAAAGACCGCGCTAAGTCGCAAACCAACGAGCTCCGTGCCAACCACACCAAGTGGAACAACATGACCTTGGCATCGTCCAACGCCAGCTTCTACGAGAAACTTGGCGCGGCAAAGAACTCACCCGACGGCGAATCCATGCGTCTGCTTGAGTACAAGATTGAGCCGACAACCATCATCAGCGTGGAAGAAGGCAAGCAGATGTTCGACCATCAGATGCTTGAGAACTACGGCCATGCCGGTGACATTTACGCTCAGTGGTTGGTCAACAACTTGGAAGAGGCCACCAACTTAGTTCGCAGCATCCAAGCTCGTATCGACAAGGAAGTGAAATTCACAGCACGGGAACGCTTCTGGTCAGCCGCCGCCGCGATCAACATTGCTGGTGGTTTGATTGCCCAAGACCTTGGCTTGCACGACTACGACATGAAGGCTATCTACAAGTGGCTGCTCGGTATGCTTGCCAATATGCGCGAAGAAGTAACACCCCCTGCATCGGACCCAACCATCATGCTCGGCGACTTCATGAACTCCCACGTACAAAATATGCTGGTGGTGAATGGTGCGATCGACGCACGGACAAAGATGGGTGCTATGCCGACAGCCGAGCCACGGGGCGAGTTGCTTCTGCGCTTTGAGCCTGACACGGGCGACCTATTCATTGCGGCCAAAGCGTTCAAAGACTACTGCGTGAAGTACCAAATCCACTACCGCGATGCACTCAAGCAGCTCAAGGATGACGGTGTGTTCCTCGACACGATCAACAAGCGTATGTCGAAGGGCATGAAAATGGATTCCCCAGCCGTACGCGCATTGCACTTCAACACCAAGAGCTTTGATAACCTCGTGCCACTGGACGCGCTGACAAATGAAGATCGAGATGGTAACGTATCGGATTGATTGGAAGAAATTCCGTGTGGGGCACAGCTTCTTTGTGCCCTGCATCGACCACAAGGAAGCTAGGAAGACCCTAGCCACCATCACGCGCCGACTGAAAATCCCTATTGTTACGAAAGTAACCATAGAAGAAGGAATCAAAGGATTGCGCGTCTGGCGAACCTGACGTAGACTAACAACCGTTAGTTGCTATCTCCTCTGTTAGCCCCGCCTAGTGCGGGGCTTTTTTCATTCCTGCTTCATGCGCTTGTCCAGCTCTCTGCGTGTGTTGACCGCAGCTTCCGTAAACATAGGCGCATTTTTCTTGGTTAGTTCAAGCCCTCGGTACGACTCGGCACGTTTCTTGTCGCGCTCTTTTGCGGACTCCGACATGTCTCTAGTCAGTATCTTGTACTTGGCGTAACGTGCGTTGAAGTCAACGATGTCATCAAACGCTTTGTCATAATCATCCCAATTCTTATGCTGTCTAGCAATATCGAGACGGTCTAAGAGGTCAAAGCGTTTTTCGATGACGCCCTTTTCTATGTTCATCAGCTCGAAATTGTCTCGGCGAATTTGGCCAATCACCCGAGGACGGAAGCCGAGCACCTGACCTGCGTGTTCATTCAACCTGATTTCCTCTGGGCTAGCAATCTCGACACCGCGAGAATCTTTTTCCCCTTGCGTCGCCATCAGATAGGTTAGGTACGGGCCGCGCATGATAGCGGGGAGCATCTTCTTCATGCCTTCTTCCACTTCGCCGCGCCACCATTTGCGTGCACCTTCGACCATATTGACCATTACGCTGATACCCGGGGGTGTCAAGGATTGGCTCCAGTCCATAATCTGCTTGACCACGTCCAAGCTGGCGCGGTAAGTCAAATCCCAGCCGGTGTAGCCAAGCAAGCCGTGGTTAACGAACCCACCCAAACCATCGCCGAGATGCTCAGGAATCCATACCGTGCGGTACCACATCTCAAAGTTCATGGCCTTCATGTCTTCTGGCCAGTCGTCATCCTTGAGGTATTCAAACACAAGACCAAGCGCGCCTGTGATTACGGTGTACAGCGGAGTAGCAGGTTGGCCAAGCGCCAAAGCAGTGGTTGCCCAAAGCCCCATAAACTTAGTAGTCGCGGCAATCCGCTCTTCGCGGCTGTCGGCCTTAATCATGCGCTTCAAGTTGACGGCTTCAAACAGCAAAGTGTTGACCATGAACGACTTCAAGTTGAACGCCAAACGCCCAAGCTCACCCTGCATATAGCGGGGACGGTTGCTTACAGCGAAGTCACCTAAAGCTTCTTTGGTATCGGCAATCGCGATACGGATCGCTTCGTCTGGGCTCTTGCCTTCTTTGATGCTGAGGTTGTAAGACGCAGTGAACACGATCTCGCGAGTCAGCTTAGACATGTAGTGGCTGAATCCGAGGGTAGCCACGCTAGCACCACGAGCCAACTTCTGCGCGGTCTTCTTAACCATGCCAGCGTTTACGTCCGTAGCCTTAGCACCGATGTACCCTAGGGACTCGACTTCAGTCATCTGCGTAACGCCCGAGCGCATCAACTCGCCGATGGCATAGCGCATCTCTTTGGTCAGTGTGGGGTCGTCCAACATAGTCGGCACGCCCTCTGCGTTTTTGTGCAGGCGTTTCTCAGTGATTCGGTTGGCGATAGCGGTAGCCTTGGCCAACTCTTTAGCGGCACCCTTGCCGGGGTGGTTCGCAGTCAACACCGCCAAACCGCGTGTGGGTACGTTAATCAAGTCCATCAACGCAGTAGCGGGGCCGGACAGCAGCCACACATAGGAAACTTCGTTGATTCCAGTAACCACAGACTCAAATGCGCCTTGGTGGTCGTTGGACAACATCAGGTTGACGCGCTTCTCAGCTTCATCCACATACGGCAGTAGCTCGTACCCTTTTGGCTGGAACTTGAGTGAACGCTTAGCGTCGTCCAAAGACTTGCGCATAGCTGGGGTGTACTTCAAACGAGCGAGCTGCAATGCCTGCTTCGTAGCTGTGTGGGCAATGTTCTTGGTAATGTCGGTCGAGAAGCCGGGGATGTCCTCACGCTCCATGAACTGCTTCCTGAAACTCTGCTCAGGCATGGCCGACAAGTACGCTTGGAACACCACGTTCTTCAGTACTTCATTTGGGTTAGACGCAGGTTCTTTGCCGTCGGCGGGCTTAGCCGTAGGCTGCTTATCAATTGCGTTGAACATTGCGGTCAGCATGGCGTTGCCCTTACTGCCTTCGTTGCGGAAGTTCAGTTGGGTGCCGACTGCAAAGGTTTCCTCACCAATCAGAGTGTCGAGGTCAGAGCCAAACTCCTCAGCCATTTTTGCAGCGAACTCATCGCGCTCAGCCTCAGATTCAAACGTGTACAGCTCGCGGTCTTCGCCTGTACCTACGCGCACCCAGAAGTTGCCAAGGCGCACCAGTGGGAAGTAGGGAGAGATGCGTTTGCTGGTCTCGTACTCTTTGCGCAGTAGTATGGCGAGATTCTTCTTCTCTGTTGGGTCGATGCCCAAGCCCTCGATTGTTTCCAAGAGCAGGTCGTTGTAGTAGTCCGAGATGTCGCGGTAGTAGTCACGCAGCGCAACATAGATTTTCTGGCCTTCTTCGCCCAACTCGGCGAACTGTGCATCCATGTCAGCCTGACGGCGCTTACGCTTTGTGTCCGCTGGGTCGTAACGCATGACCGTTGCCATGTAAATCACACGGGACAACAGCTCTTTTTTCTCTGGGTTCTTAGTGAGGTAGTCATCCACCCGCTTCTGCATCAAGCCAGCCGCACGCAAGAAGTCCGCAGCCATGCCGCTCATCTTGCCAGTAAGCTCGTACGTAGTAGTCAGGGCAGGGATGCTGTTCTTAACACTGTTGGCCAAGTACATGAAGTCCGGGCCAAAGGCCATAGCCTTCTTGAAATAGTACTTAGCCGACATTGCCTTGCGAAGGAACGAAACACCCTTGAGCAAAGCAGCTGGAGTGTTAGACCGATTCACAATGAACTGGGCACGGCTGTACTCTTCGTCCAGTTTCTGCGCCTCTTCAGCTTCTTTCTGCTCGGCTTCGGTCGTTACTCCTGCGGCGGCAGGTTTTTGTTTTTGTCCTTTTTGCGTTGCTTGGACGGCTTGAGTGGTTTCAGTGCCAACTTGTGCTCCTTGTTGCGCGGGTTGAGATTTCTGAATGTCTATGATCTTGTTGCCGATGTGCGTGTTCGACATCCCGTCTGGGGTGTACAGCTTCTCGACTGGGTGCAGGCCAACCTCTGGGGTTGTGAGTGCTGGGTACAAACCAACAGCCGTACCCTTCTTTCTGTTGAACACACCTACAAAAGCCTGAGCACCTTCTGGGATGTCAGTCACGTTCTCAACTGGGTAAAACGTGTTGTTGTCGATGTAACCCAGACGCACGGAGTTAGCGCCCATGCCGCCTTGCATGTCGCTCAGAATATTTGTGTGGTCGCCCGGCTGGACGTACATCGCCATGTGGGGTTCGTAAGTGGTTCCCTGTCCACGACCCTCAGAGTTCTTCGTGCGCGAAGTTTTGCCGTCTTCACCGACAACGTAGACACTGCCCTTGGCGGTAGTGAAAGTCAGTGCAGCGGGCTGAGCTCCTGCTCCTTCTGTAGCGCTTCCAACATCCTCTCCAGCAGGTACCACTCCATCGGCAGCAGGTTCTCCAAATCCTTCGGCGGCGGGGACTTGATCGGGCTGTCCAGCCAGCTCAGCGCTGACTCCACCTGTTTCGTCGATAGGCTGTCCAACATTTGTAGCTCCTTCTGCACTGGTGGCAGGTTGTGCTGTGGGTGTCTGAGTGGGCGCAAGTCCTTCTTCCTTTGCAACGTCAATGGCAGCTTGAGCCTTCGCTTCTTTGGGGGTCAAGCCGAGGTCAACATATACCTGTGTCAGCTCTTCAACTTTCGCAGCTGTCTCTTCGTCCAGACGGCGCTGGGCCAGCAACTGGGCGTTCTTCAGAGGGATGCCACGCTCAATCGCAATCTGCTCGGCCAAGTCGTCGAGGGCTTTAGAAGTAGGCGCGGGTTGTTCGGTTGGCTCTGCGGCAGGGGCTGGCTGCTCTTCCTGCTTTGGTACAGCTTGCGTCAACTCTTGCGCGTTTTTCAGCGGGCTCAATACATCCGCAGGTACTTGCGTATCCGCAGTCTCGCCACGAACTGATTTCACAGCTTTGTTAACCGCAGCACCGCCGCCATACATCATGCCCGCTTGGGTAACTGTGGCAAGGGCAGTGTCCATCGCACCATCAATGAACTGCTTGATACCTGCTTCTTTGTTCAGGCCGTGGGCTTTGTCAACGGCAAACTGACCCGCATAGGTCAACTCTTCGCCGGGAATTTCTCTGGCCAACGCCTTGGCGTAGTACGCCGACAAGTCGGAAAGGGGGATGCCACGCGCCGACATCTTGAGCGCCTTCATGCTTGGGCCGAGACCCAATCTCTCACCCACGAGTTCAAACGATGCGTTCGCAGCGGAACGTGCAAGGCTTTCATCCGCAGACATACCCAGTCGGCGGCTCTCGTCGTAGTTTTGGCCGAAGGACTGTGTGAACATGCTGGCCAGCACCAAAGGCTCGGACCCAGTGAGCAAGCCACCAATCATTGCTGGAGCTTGCTGGATGATTGACGCCGCAGCGCCTTCGATAACTTGGACCGGCTTGGACTTAGACTCGCCCATGTTTTTCAACAAGAAGTCCAGATTGTCTAGCTTTGTCTTTGTGTCCGTGTCTTCCACACCAGCAAAGTCGGCGATAGCTTGTTTCACGCCATAGTAGCCCTGTTGCCCAGCAGCAACGCCTTTTGCGCTCAGACGTTTGAGTACGCGCCCTGTTTCGTCGATGCCGTGCAGCTTTGGGTCTATACCGTATTCTTCTTGAATACGCGCCACGTCTTCGGGGGTCTCAGTCATTTGCGCGTAGCGCGGAGCTTCGTACCCTCTCCTTGCTTCGTCTTCGGCTTCTGAGGTAGCCCCTTCTAAGTTACGACCCTGTGCAATCTTGCGCTCAATCCTAGCTTCTAGGCGGGGGTCGAGACGTTTGGTAACGGGAGACTCGGCTGTCTTATCCAGCTCCCCATGCTGTTGGGTGTAGGCGTCGGCGACCTGAGCATAAATGCCGCCCTTGGCGCGGAGGTTACCAACAGCAAGCCCACGTTCTGCGCGGGGCAAAGAGTCGAGATGCGCGTTAACCCCCCGAACAAACTTGGGGTCTACGCCTCGGCTAATAGGAGAAGGCGCAGGAACTGGCATCTGTTTGCCTTCGAGCACGCTTGATTTTTTAGGCGTAGCCACGCCCATGATTTCAGACGCGCCAGTGTCCATGCCGCCAGAAACTTCAGGCGTATCCTCAGTTGTAGCCGGTGCTGGCGTAGTTTCCGTAGGTGCCGACTGCTTACCGAGGTAGTTCAGAATCTTGGTTTTTGCCTCAGCATGGTCCTCGGTAGCAATGTCGTACTGCTGCCCTTGATATTCATAAATCGGCATACCGAGCCTCAGTCAAGTTTGATCGGGGAAATAATACCACCCTTGGCTTTAAGCGGAATAGCGCCGTCATCTTGTGGGAGAGGCTGACTCATAACGCGTGTCTTTACCTCGGCTTCCATAGCTCGTTGGCGTTCTGGAGTGGCACGTACGTATTCCTTGTTGACCTTCAAGTCACCCAAAGCCTCTTCGTACATCTTGATGCGCTTGATCTCATTGCCTTGATTAGACACATCAAGTTTGCCGGGGCCAGCGTCTTTCGTTGCCCCCACAGCGCGGCGGAGTGCCGTGACAGTTTTAAGCGTCTGGGCGGTTGGGTTAGTCTCGTGCGCGATTTCAGCAGCGCCGAGCTGCTCGGCGAGTTTGACTTGTTTTGCACCGCCAGCACCGCCAGTAGGCTTAGCGATTTTCGCGCCTTGAGCGGCCAAATTACCGAGGGCTTTCTGCTTATCCAAGGCGAATTTGTTCGCGTCAGAAATAGACCGGCGAGCATCATCTGCGGCACCGATAGAGTCCTTAGTCATGCCCATGCGTTCTTTGCGTTGCGCATCCTTGATGGCGAACTTAGCGTTGTTGAGTGAACGACGCTCCAAAGCCTCTGCCCTCGCAGCTTGGACAAACCCTTCACCAACTTCCGCACCAGCACCAGCAATACCGCGCATTGCGTTGTTGCCTTCCAATGCTGCTTTAGAACCCCGGAAAAACGCCGAAGCCCTAGCTAGGTTGCCGATACCGGAGACACCTTTTTCTTGCTCGCCCAACTCCGACAAACTATCGGCGTATGGGTCTGGACCCGCCATCTTGCTAAGCATTGCGTTTCGGTTGAAGATAGCCTTGTTGTAATCTTGCTCCGACATAGTGACTGGCTTCTGGTTGCGGATAGCCTCCATACTGCGCAGGATTTCTTGGTTGAAACCGCTGAAAGCGCGAGGGTCACCGGGGGAAGAAACCATCTGACCATACATAGGGTCGTTTTCTTCTTCGTCGCCAGCAAAAGCCAAGATGCCACCGCCCGCCATGCGTTGTGCCATGTCAGGAGTAATAGTGCCCGCCAAACCATTTTTCATAGAAGCGCGGAACGCAGCTTCTGATTGCGCGGCTTCAAACTCGGCGCGGGTTGTTGGGTGTTGCAAAACCTGTTGGAGTTGCTCATCACTCAGTTTGCTTACGTCCGCAGACATAGCCTGCTCGTCGTGCATAGGTGAACGAGAAATCGAGCCGCCATCGGCATAGCCGTGAATCACACCGCCGTCGGCTTTGGCCAACGAAGCAATACCAGCCGCGCCAAGACCCAAACTAGTCATGTTTTGAAGCGACGAAGGAGGAGCTTGGTACACCTGATTGCTCGACTGCATACCCAGCGGAGTGCCTCGGATGAGGTCAGACATATAGCTAAGTTGCTTGTATGGCTGGTTCTGCTGGTTGATGAACTCTTGGTACGGCACGTCCAACTCTTTTTGGCGCTGTGCTTGTTGCTGGCCACCCAGCGTAGACATTTGTTGCAGGCCAGTGTTGTATTGTTGGGTAGCACCAGTAAATGCGTCTTGCAGACCTTTAGCCTGAATACCTTGCAAAGCAGAGTTACGGGCGCGCTCATTCTCCATGCGCATCACTGCGTCACGGCCACCACCAAAGGCGTTAGCTTGAGTAGCACCTGCACGTTGCTGCATACCTGTAATGTCGTACTGACGGTTGGCAGACATCATCTGCTGGTCAACCACGTTCTGCATATACGGAGACATGTACTGGCCGACAGTAGCGCCATAGCCTTGTGGCCCCGCGCTGGCAAACGATTGCTTTTGCAGATTGCTGAAATCCGCAGTGCGCTCACCGCCGTAAGTTTGGTATGGGTTTTGGCTAATGTCTGTCAGTGCTTGGCCTTTGGCCAATACGTCTTTAGCGTAACCACGCGCCCATTCTGGGAGTTCTTGTGTCTGTTGCGTAGTTGTATTCGCAGGCTGGCCACCGCCGCCACCACCGCCGCCGTCACCAAGGACTAAGCCGCCATCAGCCTTGCGGTAGGTAGCAGAGTCACCAATGGGTTCGCCCAAGGCGTAAAGTTCTCGACGTGAATAGCTCATAGTGTGACCCTCATTACTTGGTGGGTGTTTTCCATACCCATTTTCTTGTACATATCGACCAGCGTGCCGCGTGCCCAGCACTGGGCTTTTGTTGCGCCCATACGGCGCATGAATTCTTTTGCTTCGTCAAACACGTAGTCCCTGACGATGCCTTTACCGCCCATCAGGTTTACATGCGCGATACGCTCCAGTGGGTAGTCAATGATCTCGATCGTGCAAGCGCCGGTAATACCTTCGCCGGGTTCTTCCCAAACCAACAAGTGCGTCTGCCCCTTGCGGATGCTGTACTCGATGAACTGCTCGTTATGAGAGCCGGGTTCAAGGTCCATTGCCTTCTTCAGCAGTGGGAGCGCAACAGGCCACACGGTCGGCATGTGGCTAGGATGAACATGATGCAATGACATTTTTAGGCTGGGAGGAATTTGTCGGCGCGGGTGTTCTTAGCGACTTTCCCTTTACCGACGGTTTTACCACGGGCTTTCTGGACTCGGTCCATCATTGCGTATAGTTTACGCGCACCAGCCTCAGTTGAGCCATTGCCAATCTCAGAAACAATACGTGCGGGCACAACAAATTCGCCGTCGGCGAGTCGGGCAGGCTGCTTACGGCCAATCACAGCAGGGATAGAGTCAGAGACACCATCGCCGGGGCCACGAAGCAGTCGGCCACCATCAGAGTAACCGCCGAGGGTAGAACCGCCATTTGCGTAAGCCTGCATCAAGCCCCCATTTGCTGCCCCGCCGCCACCATCGTAGCCAGTGATAACGTCCGAAACAACTGATGGCAGTGCGTCAAGGATTTTTTGGCTCTCAGCGTCCAAACCATACTCCCCACCACCTTTGTAAATGTTGCCAGCACTAGGGCCGGAGCCGACGTAGCTTTGTGTAGATGGGTCATAGCGCATACCATTTGCCGGGGCTGTAACAGTAGAAGCCATACGTGCGGGGGCCGCAGCAGAAATACCTCGGCCAGCGTTAGGAGCTGAGTCGTAGCCTGAGTAGTTACCAACATCTGGGCCACCGTAGCCTGAAAAATCAGCGCCTGAGAATGGGCCAGCTTCATAACCAACCGAAGGAGCTGCGGCAGTAGGGGCACCAGAAGCACCGCCAGTAGCCATGCGGACTACGGGCTCGTTATAGGGATACTGCACATCGCCGCCGTCGGCGAAACCGTAGAGCTTCTTGGCCTCTTCGTTGCTAACTGCCTTGTACGCAGGTTGGCCTGTACGCTCAGGAACAGAGTTGTCATAACCGGACTCAAACGCATAGCGTTGGCCCATGTCGGCATCGCCTTTAACTTCCGGTGGGGTATAAGGTTTTGGTGTCAGTTCATCAGCAATGGCTGGAGCTGCGGCCATACCGGCGAGCTTAGCTGTCTGCATACCGCCGCCGAGTTTATCGACGTATGCACCGGGGTTTTTGTATGCTGCTTCCAGCCCAGACTGCATTGGGTTTTGAGCGAGTGTTTGTTGCGTTGAAGCTGAGAACCCTGTATTGGAAGGGATCATGACATCGGTTGTAGCGCCGGGCAATTGCGGACCCATAGCTTCAGAACCAAATGCTGGGGTATAACCCCCGTTCAACTCGTATGTATTGCCAGCGGCGTTTGAAGCGTAGTCACGGGCGGATTGTTCCCATACCGCTTGGTTACCCACGGCGTTACGTGCGGCTTGTTCGCCAGCAACTTGCTCGATTGCTTGTGGGGTTACGGCCTCTTGCCCTGCGGTTTGCAGTGCTGTTTGTTTTGCGGCTTCAGTTTCTGCCGCCGCTGCCGCCGCTGCCTCGGCTTCTCCTGCCGCTGCCGCTGTTCCTGCTTCAGCACCCATTGCACCAAGACCACCAGCCAAGCCAGCGCCACCGTATGCGCCGAGACCCGCCATCAAACCTTGTTTCAAACTACCTGTAGCGGCAAACATACCACCACCAACCATCGCAGCGGCCATAGGAGCGCCAACACCAGATGCAACCAAAGCAGCACCAGCAGCCATAGGTAGGAGAGACTTCAAGCTAAATGCTTCGGGCAACCCAGTGTGAGGGTTGATAGTCAAAGAAGTACCTTGCTTTTTAGCGAGTGCTTGAAGACCAGCAACTTCCCCTTTTGTCATGTGGACAAGTGTGGTGTCGCCGTTACGGCCTTTAGAAGCGAGGTGTTGTGCAGCGTGATGTAGGCTCATGTTTGCCTCATAAATGGGGTTGTGGGTATTATGCCTTGATGCGAAGCGGATAGCTAGTAGCGGGGCCACCAGATGTATCACAATACACATCGCCGGAACGGAGGTTTGCAAAGTCCACCTGAGTAGGCAGACTAATGATCGTGTTGCTTGGGTTTGCAGGGTCAGGCTGACTTAAAGACAGCGCTGTGACCACATTGGCCGCGCCGATATTTTGAGAGCCCGCGCTCATGGGGCCTTGGTTGACTAGCTGGTTGAAGAACAGACGTAGCACGTTGTTCAATTGGTCCATGTAGCGGCGGTCCGGCACCTCTGGGGAAAGAGGTAAGTTCGGTGCCTTTACGTTTACCTGTGCCATTAGCGTCTCCCGTCAGGACGGATGTCCATGCGCGGTGCGCCGAGCTGCCATTGGCAACCAAGCTGGTCGGACTCAATCTTGAACGAAATCTGACGGCCACGCACGCGCACGTTAATCTGCTGTGTGAACTCTTCCACCTGAATAGCTGTACCAGCTTGCGTCTGCACCACAGGCTCATTATCTGAGCCGCCCACGGATGGTGGAGTACTGTAACCCGAGCCAGAGTTCTTCAGCGGAATCATGTACATCGTCACAGTCGGCTGGTCTGGGGAAGCCACAGTGGACCCACGGAATGTCACGTCGGGAAGCAAGCGCCAGACGAATCCAAAGTTGTGCCCGTCACCGATGTCAAACTCCGACGAGGTGATGTATGCGTTCATTGGGGCTGGAGTGCCAGTCACGTTGTCATTGTTGCCGTATTCGTGGAACACCAAATTGTGTTCGTAGGTAGCAGCAATCGGGTAACCATTCAAAGCCGAATCACTCCACGCCGTGCGCTCCATAGTGCCGTAGTACCAGATGTCTTCAGCGTAGTTGTAGACCACGTACTTGTCGATAGTTGTCGATGTGCCTGAGCAATAGAACCACCAGACTTCGTTGAAGCCTTCGTTTGTACCGGAGAACACCTGACCAAACTGAGCGCGGTTGATGTCTTGGAAGATGTACTGACGCAAGTCGCAACGCATGGTTTGGACGCGGCCATCGTATTTGTAGAACTTGTCCAAGCCCATCCAGTAGGTCACACCAGATGCCAAAGACGCGGCGTTCTGACTCACGATAGAGACGTTGTCCATCAAAAGCTGAGTGCCCCAAACATAGGGAGCGCCTAGGTATTGCATGGAATACAGAGCTGAGTCAGTCCACACCAAGATTTCTTGGCGAACTTGTAGGGCCGTGACGATTTCTGAGCCGTGCGACAAGCGCAGGAAACCCGCTTGGTTGGTAGCTTCTGGATACCAGACCGTCAGTGATTCTTGGTCAGACCAGCGAATCAGCATGGGGTCAATCGTCGTGCTGCCAATCTCGTTCGTACCAAAGACAATCGTGAACCGGCTGGCGTCCGACACCAAGAAGTAGTTCTGCGCCACGGGACAGTAGCCGTCAGAAAACGCCAAAGAAGACACTGGAACCATACGTGTGGACAAGTACGCCGTGCCTGTGTAGGAGCCGGTGCCGATGATGGCCGTACCGTTTGGCGTTAACGCCAGTTGAAACGTGTTTGTTACGTCGTCTGACTGCACCACATAGTAGAGCTGGCCAGTTGTGAACCCTGTTGGTAACACACCACTTGTCTCTAGCGTAAAGGTCACAGCATCACGGGGGAGGCCAGCGTATCCAAAGATAGTCGGACTCTGCATAGTCTGGGTGCCAGACTGAGAACCAGATGTATTGATGTCAGCACCGCCCAGAGTCGCGGAAAGGCGACATTTATGTAAGCCATCCGTACCAGCGTTCACAACGAAGTAAGTCGTACCTGCCACCAAACCTGTTGGCAAAGCGCCGGTGGTTGTAAGTTTTACAGGAGTACCGTTTGGCAGGTCGTTTAAGCCAACCCATGTAACAACCGCAGGAGAAGCGATGGTCACAGTGAATGTCTGAGACTCTACATCCAGAGTAGTAAGTGCTGTTTGTTGTGGGCCAATGGACGCGTTCCAGTAGTACAACGGACCGCCACGGTATCCAGCAATCAAGTCTTGGCCAAAGTTATTGGCGTTCCACAAACGCGGAGGTTGCACGGACGTTTGCCCGTTACCCCAAGTGCCAGCGCCCCAAGTACCGGAACCCCAACCACTGATACCTGTAGATACGTCAACGCCAGCAGGAATTTCATAGTAGGCGGATACCGAGCTGCCGCCCGTACCTGTGTCATAGGCCGTAGCAGCGACTGAAACCTCAATCGTGTAGGTGTCGTTGTCAATCACAGTCATCTGGAAGTTACTGTTCAACACAGCCGCAGTGATGCCTGTCTCAAGCGCGAGGGTCTGAGTGCCGGTGCCAGCCGACGAGATGTTGATGGGCGCACCACCGTTTGACAGGGCCAGTTGGCAGGTTGTGCCTGTAGCGTTGATGACGTAGTAGCGCGTGTCCGCAGACAAGCCGCCGGGCGCTGTACCAGTTGTGAAAACTTCGAGTGTTGTACCGTTTGGCAGTGCAGTGGTGAAGGTGATGAAGTCTGTACCTGAGTCAGCCGTATAGGTCTGAGTGCTCAAGGCAATCGCACCACGAAAGGAGACAAAATCCCCAGTAGAGCTGCCATGCGCTACGTCGGTTACGGTCACAGTAGTTGAGCCAGTTGTAGCTGCAAAAGGACCGCTCAAAGGCGTATTGCCTGTGGTCGCACGAAGAGGTGTCACATCGTAGTAGTTCAGCCCCTGCTCGATGTAGTATTTCAAGTTGGTGCCCACACCAATCCAGTCAATGCCGCTAAGTGAAGACCAGCTCCACAGAGAACGGCAAGTACCCTCATATCGGGCGCTGGAAATTTCGTCCCAGCCACCTAGCTTCTCAGGCGTGCCTTGGCGGAAGCGAACCTTGTCGCAGTCATACCATCCACCTTCAGTGGTGTAGCGTGTGTTTTCGCGGTTTACACCGGGCTTGAAGAGGATTTTTTGTAAAGGCATGGCGGGATTTTCTCACTTAGGCTCGGCACTGTCCATAGCACGCATCGTACAACGCTTGGCGGGCCTCAAGGCCAATATAACCACCATTGATTTTCTTGGTCATACCCTTGATGTCGCCAGCGTCGGCGAAGGCGGAAAGGTTATTTGCTTTCCAGAACCAGCCAGCGGAACGTGCAGCATAGATGGGTTCGAGCAACAGGTCAGGATTGCCAACGAGGTCTACACCGAGGGCTGCCCCACAGCGGGTGTAATTGTCCTTGCCAGTTAATTGCTTCAAACCGCGCCCGCGAAACGCCCAGCCCTCACCAGACTCAGCAGGTCCGTTGCCCATACGTGACGAGTAAACCAAATTCGCGATGAGCTCCGCCTTACCGGCTATGCTGTTAGCCACAGCGGTAGGGGTCAGTTTGCCCTGCTTATCCTTGACGGGTTTCTTGTCGGGGCCAAGCACAGCGAAGCGGTTGGGCCAGCACGCAGCCAGCGTAGCCGCACGGTAGTTCAAGTTCTCCGACAGCATGGTGTAGCCGCCGGACTCGTGGGAAGTCTGAGCCAAGAACCCAGCAATGCGCTGGGGTGTGTTGATTTCAAACTCTTGGCAAGTCTGCACGATAGCCTCCAGCCACTTAGCTGGGTCTTTTACCTTAGCAGCTTGCAAGTCGGCGAGAGTAGGTGTCATTTGTCTTGGTCCTTTTGCTTCTGGTCCATAGCCTCTTGGCTCTTGTTGCTGCTGCCGTAGAAGAAGCGAATCAAGCTGTTGAGCGCGGTGCCAATCAAGAAGCCCAATATGATGTTCACAAAGTCGCGGTTCTTGTTCTCGATGTTGACAAATGACACGATGAAGAAGTACAGAAACGTCACGATGCTCAGGAACCAAGCGTACTGCTGAGTGAACCTCTTAGTGCTGTCGTCCTGCATGTACATGTCCGTCGCCCGTTGGGTGGACTTCTCATCTAGCTCGGCCATGAACTCGCTGTGGCGGTTGGCTTCTTCTTGCAGCTTGGCGTTGTACTCAGGGGTGGCTTCACCTTCTGGCTTCAGCTCAATGCCCAGCTTTTGCTGCACGGCGTCCACACCCTTTTCGATCACTTGGTCGGCGACCTTGTGCATCCCGTTGTTTATGAGGTTGGCTACGATGCCTGCAACGATTGGTAACATTATTCGTCCTTCTTAGGTTCAATTTTCGCGGTGCGCTTCTTTTCCAGTTGTTCAGCGCGTTGTAGGATTATCTCGGCTTTGCGTACTTGTTTGTCGGCGTGCAAGGCAAGTGCGGCGGAGAATCCCAGCAGCACCAAGATGAACGTAACAACAAGCACCCACCAGTAGAACTCCTTCATAGAGCGGAATACAACGCCGTCGTCCACAGGACCCCGACCGTTATCACGATTACGTACCCCACTTTGGCCACCAGTATTTGTTTGCGGTGCTCGTGTCGCCATGCGCTGTCTCGTTCTTTCTTGCGTTTGACCTCACGGGCAACCTCTTGCTCTTCCAAAATTTCGTCGTACTTAGCCAAGAACTCTTGGTACATTGACCCAAGCCCTAGCTCCTCTGGCGTACCGTAGATCATGGCCTGCTTTAGCTGCTTGGACAACTGCTGCATTTGCCACTGAATCTCGATGCGGTCGATAGCACTGTCGGCAACCTTCTCGGTGGTGAGAGCCTCTTCTTCAAGTTCCCGACAATGTATTTTGAGCTGACGAATCGCCTCAAAATAGACCTTCAAATTCTCACAAATCTCATGCACCGCACGAGCTTGAAACTCTTCGTAAGTTAGCTCCGCTTCAGGCTCATTCCGTTTCTTTTTCTCCAAATGCTTTGCCGGTTCAACCGACGTAACAACTGGATTAACTGGCCCCACTTTTGGCTTTCCGCCAAAGACATTTTTGAGCCATCCCCAGATTCCAACGACTTCGCTGTAGATTGCCTTGGCATCTGCCACGCCGCCTTCAACTTGCTTCTTGAACTTGCCAATTTCAGCCTTCCCTTCACTGAGCATTTGACAGCCAGCGCGGATAGCACCGACTGCGCTTTGCGCCATGAGGAGAAGACTGATTGGGTCCACATGTTATTCGTACAAGATGTTGATGGTGCCAGCGTCAAATGTGTCTGTGCCGCCCAATGTGGTAATTCGAATCTGTGTTAGCGTGTCTGAAAGTGCTTTAGAGCCACCACAAGCCGATGTTGTAGCCCCGTCAGAGCGTCCAAACGACCCTTGTATCACCCACGTATTTGACCCCATGTAACTAAGAACAGCAGAGCCACTCCAAAACTGAGTTGTGGAAGTGTCGGCAAAAAGCCGAAACCCTGTTGTATCTAAACCGTTAGATGTGTTTGCGTTCCACGCGGAACCTAGATAGCTGGTTGTTTCGATGCCTCCAGAGTCTCCAAGTTGCACTTGAATAGGGTTAACTCCGTTTGTACTTACAGCCGCAAACATCACAGTAATCCGCTTCACCCAAGAAGGGATAGACGTAAAGTCAATGCTAGTGCCAGATGTGCTTGCTACGGCTGTGCCAGAGACCAGAGGGTAAAGAGTTGTACTCAGGCCGCTACCTGTGATCGCACCTGTAACAGCCAATGTGCCGGTAATAGTCTCGTTGCCTGAGTTTGCTACGCCGGGTGTTGATACGCCGGTGGTACCGTTAATTGTTACTGCCATGTTTATGCTCCTTTAGGGTACTTGGCTTTGACTGCTTGGACAGCAGCAAGCATCTCGGCGGCGGCGTCGCCACCTTTCCACAGTGCATCAAGTTGGTCGCCAATGGCTGGGTACTCTGCTTGGCGTTTTTGTGCGTATGTCAGTGCAGCTTGGATGGCTTCGGCTTGTTGCGCGCGTATAGTTTCAGCCTCAGTGTCAGTAACAGCCACTAAACCTGCTTTGATGATCGCGTCTTGAGAGCCGTCAGCTTCATACGCAAATAATTCGTTGGTGATAGGGTCTTTGTAGTGTTTCATGTTTTATCCTTAACGAAGTTCAAACCAGTATCCGATTGTTGTGTTTGCACCGTTTGCAAATGAATACGTAGCTCCATTGGGAACGATCAAAGTAAATGGCGATGCACCACCACCACCTGACGGGGTAAATTGCACAAAAGCTAAGGATACGCCGTTAAGGTTGGCGTAAGTTATCAAGCCACCAGACGCATTTGGACTAAACAACACAGTAATTGGTCTGCCAGTTGAATTGGTATAAGTTGTACCAACAGCTCGGCTTGCCGCTACGTTTTGCCAAGTCTGACCAACACCGATAGCAAAAGAAGCGTTCTGGTACGGATACCAAGTTGTATTCGCCAAACGATAGGTGTAGGACAGCGACGCATTTTGCGCCAGCATCACAGAACCACCAGCAACAATGGATTGGCCTGTATTTGCACTGACTGTTAAAGCGGTAATTTGCTGGCTAGAGCTAAAAGTAATCACCATACCGTCAACAGGCGAGGCAGGCATAGTCACAGTACCCGTGGCCAAAGTGCCAGCAGGGGCCATAAACAATGTCTGCGTACCAGCAGCAAAGGTATAGCTGAAACCAGTCGTCAGGACTTGGTAATCGTAGGCTTGAAGGACGCCATTGGTCCCGTCAACTTTGAGAGTCATGGTTTAGCCTTTCGGATATTTTGTTTTCACTGCGTCAATCGCAGCTTTCCACGCGTCATAGCCACCGTGGTACAGCAAATCAAATTGGTCAGCGGTTGAGGGGTACTCAGCAGCGCGTTGGCGTTGGTACTCTTTAGCATCGTACTCGGCCTGAAGGCGCGCAATTTCGGCTGCGGTTTCGTCTTCGGTAGGGCAAGTGCTTGCCTCATCTAGCCATACAACTTTACCTGACTCTGGAATTTCGAAGCTAGAGCCGGGGCGTAAAGAAATAAGCGCGGCAAATTTATCAATCATGCTGCAATCTCCGTCAAAACAACTGTGCTAGAACAAGAATATGAAGCGTCCGCCCCGCGGCGATTGAAGTACATAGTACGAACGCTGTTCGGTTTCGCTTGCAGTTTATAAGTGAGCAGTGATGTAGACGCGGGGGAGTCTAAATAAGACCAAGAAGCCGCGTTTCCATTACCACTTGCCACGTTCATACCGGGCATAAAAGAGCTAGCGACACCACCGGTACCAACCGCTAAAGTAGTAGCGTCACGATAAACAATAATACCTAAATCAGCCGCTGAATCCGCCCCAATAAAACCAAGAAAAACCTGCACCAAAATTTTTGATGTCGAAGAAGTTGGCGTAATTGTTGTTTGTAACGGCGTGATGTATTGGTTGTCTGTATATGTGGCTTGTGTGTTTGAGTTGGTGCTTACTACTTGCAACACAGACCCAGCAGGGAATCCTGTAGTCGTGGCGCTTGTCAAAAACGTGCCAGTGTTATCCGGCAGTGTCAGTGTTCGGTTTGTGCTTGAGTTGGGTGCAGCAATGGTAAAAATACCTGTGCCGCTTGCGTTGCCTGAGACTTTTACTTGACTCATGTTTCTTCCTTAGACGATTGACCAGACAGAATCGTCTGGAACTGTGACGGTAACGCCGCTGTCGATTGTGACAGGGCCGAACGTACCTGCGTTCTTGCCTGTAGGGATGGTGTAGTTTGCGGTCACGGTTTGGTCGTTCTCAAAGAAAATCTGGTCTGAACCACCGCCTGATGCACCTCCACCGCCGCCAGCAACCTTAACGAAGTCGCCTTCGCCGTTATCCCAAGCGCACAAAGCTGAACCGCCAGCTTCGATTTCCACGCCTGTGGTTGGACTTGTTGGGCCACCCTTCAAATACACAGAGCTTTGGTCCGTGCAGTTGTTTACCACCACGTAGGTCTTGCTTGATTTGGGTGCGTAGATGTTGCGTGTAGTGGCAGGAGCGCCTGTCACCAGCAAAATGGCTGTACGGGCTTCGTTGGATGCGCCGCCACCTGTTGTGGTCAGTGTCCAGTTGCCGGAAGTCACGTCTGCCGTCGAATAGCCAGCAATGGCGTCTTCTGTGTTTGTTGTCAACTGGGTGTTGACCGTCGTGCCCCAAGTGCCGTCAAGCTCACCTGTGACCGGAAGGACAAGACCCAGTAGCGGGGTATATGCTGATGGCACGGTTTACTCCTTGGCCGAAATTGTAGACATTCTATCGCTCCCTTACACAACAGTCCATACCGAACCACTAGGAACGGTGACGGTAATGCCGGAGTCGATAGTCACTGGGCCACCGCTGATTGCGTTACGGCCTGTGTTGATGGTTGAGCTGACGCTGATGGTCGCATCGTTCTCGGTATAGCCTTGGCCACCGACGACTGCACGCTTGGCTGGGTAGTCACAAAACACATCCTTCACGCCCGATGAGAAGTTCACCAAAGAGCCTGAGTTGCTGGATGCCAACACCGTGTCACGCGACAGGCTTGTGCCAGAAGATGTGTACGTACCAATACCCACTTCCCACTCACCGCCGGTCTGGCCAGCAATCGTGTAGTACGTGGTGTTGGCGTTGCCAATAGCCGAGAAAGACTGAAACCCAACAGACGCACCCAAGAGCGTGACTGCCCCCGTGCCTGTCGTAGAGGTCGTTTCTTTTACTCGGTCTGCTAATACAAATGCCATGTTCGTTCCTTATGTGGTCGCGTCCACAAGCTCCCAAGTGTTTGGCTGACTGTCGTCAATCAGCGCCCATGTGTCGGTCTGTGCGGTGGCCACATTTTGCCAGCTTGATGCTTGGCTGTCGTCAATAACTTTCCAGTAGTTCGCAATCACGTTACCTGCTGCACCACGGGCCGATACACCAGTCAAGGCAATCACACGGTCGCCAACGCCAACAGCACCTACGGAACCTACCACAGAAACGCCAGAAAGCTCCGCACCAACCGTAAACCCGACAGAACCAACGGCACCGGATGCTTCATTACTGTTCAGCGGGACAATCACACGCTCAACAGCGCCAAACGCCTGAACACCTGTCAGACCTTGAGAGTGCTGGACACCTGCCGTACCGACAGCGCCTGCGGCAGCATTACCCGTGACACCCTTTGACACAGCAGCCAGCAAAGCACCAACTCCGCCAGAGGCGTACACACCGGCCAAAGCGTTCGAGCGCGTTACTGCAACGGAACCAACTGCCCCAGCAGCCACAACACCTGAGATGCTGACTGTCTTCGTGTGGACAACCGTACCGACTGCGCCAGAAGCGGCGACGCCTGACAGCGCAACAACACGACTGGACGTTACCGAGCCTACATTGCCTATCGCGTTATCGCCAATACCTTGCCCAGAGTTTGTCTCTGTGACGTTTCCTACCGCGCCAGCCGCGCTGACACCTGAGATTGCAACAGTTCGACTAGACGTTACTGACCCGACCGCACCAGCGGCGGCATCCCCTGTGACATCAACCGCAACGGTTAAGCCAGCAAGGGATGAAAACGGGGCTTCAGAAAACGCTGAAAAGCCGAACATGTTCTACGCGGCCTAAGCCGCGCTCCGCTTAGGTTGTAGACAGGCGCAACAAGGCGGTGGACGTATCGTTGACAGGCATGGTCAAAGTGAATGTGCCAGCAGTGATGGTCTGAGAACCGAATGTGTGCACTGACACTGACTTGTCGCTCTGGGTAGAGTTGTAAATCAGCACGGTGTCAAAGGCTGTGGTCAACGTCACGTTGGTGTACGTGATGGAAGCTGATGGAGTCCAGTAGGCTGTACCGGCTGTAGCCGATGCGTTGGTAGCTGCGGGAGCAGTACCGTTTGTCACAGCCACACCACCTGCGGTGTAGTTTGTACCGGAGACTTCACCAGTCGCTGAGTAAGCAGTGGTGCTTGCGTTGATGGTGGCCGATGTCAGGTACAGAGCTGCTTTGAACGTGTCAGCAGCGCCGGAAGCGCGGACAGGTGCGGTACCGAAGTTGTGAGTGGCAGTTAGGACTTCGCCGAGAAACGAAGTGCACATTGCTTGGGTGTTTGCCATGATTTTTCCTTATGCGATTGCCGCTGCTTCACCACCGATAGGTGGCATCTTTTTCAAAGTTACGTGAGCTGACCGATGGACCAACTCACCCTCAAACCAGTATTCGACCCAAGTGGTCAATTCGTTTTCGTTGTCAACGGTTCCTTCGCGCTTCTCCAGCAACGAATCGTCCATCTCACCTTTAGTTGTCGTGACTAACATTACACCATCCTTATGATTGCAGCCGTGTTTGTAACGGCGGGGAACTGTACCGTGAATGTGGTTGTCGAGGTCTTGTCAGAACCAAAGTCCAACACACAAACAGACGCGAGGGAAGTCGCGTCGTAAATCAATGCGCCACGGGCAGTCAATGCTGAAGTCCAAGTCACGTTAGCGAACGACATGTAGACAGTCGCAACCCCAGTCTGGTTACCAATAGTGGGCACCTGAGAGATTGTCAGCGCTTCTCCGCCAGCCGTATAGCCGGTAGCCACAACCTCACCATCTGTGGTGTACGCAGTTGTGTCTGGGCCAATGCTCGCCGCGCCTGTGTACAGGGCGATCTTGAACGAACCAGCAGCTAAGTCGTAGCTGCCGTCCATCATCCCGATCTTGAACGTGTTGGTCGCGCTTTGTGCGATTGTCATGAAGTGACCTTAATCTTTGTTTGGCCATCACGATACGCATCACCACGCTCCAGACCATCGCCCAGACGTTTAGCCAAGCTGAGAGCTTCGTTGTACTTGGTGTTGTAGGCAATGGCCATATCAGCCTCGCCCTTCATGTAGGTGTATGCCTCAACCAAAGTGCCGTACAACAGCACTGAGTCAAAGTTGTCACCCAACCAAGTCGTACCCGCAGTCACGATGGACTCTGGGTAGAAGTAGTAGTGCAGCTCAACCGTGTAGCCTGCGTCTGGTGTTGGACCAAGAATCAACGACAACTCATTCGTCAGCACTGGGTCTGGTGAAGGGGGTACTGTCGTGGTTGTTGGGCCAAAGATGGCGTAGTACTTAGGGAACGCGGTGTCCGTCGGCTTTGGATATGCCTGACGGATGAAGTTCACATCTTTGTTCAGCAGGTACTCATAGCTCCCGTCCGTGTCGACAACGGCCAGCGAATACGCTGACAAGAAATCATTCGGGCAAGAGATGTACTTGTTGCCTGCTGTGGTGGCCCCTGTCACGTTCTTGCGAAGCGACGGAAACTGAATAGAGTTGTAGATGCGCTGCTCCGCCTGTTTAATGAACGTGTTCATGTCAACAGTATCAAACGTGTTCTCCGTGTAATCGGAGACAGCGACAACAAGCTCTGCGTAGTTCATATTTAGGCCATTGGTCCACGGGCCATCAAGCCCTTAGTTGCAGCACCGGTACCACGGATTTTGATGCCTGTGGTCTTGACGTCGTCACGAGCTGGGTTACCCGCACTCACGCGAGGGGCCACGGTACGTGGAGACATTTGCTCCGCAGACAAAGTGTTTGGGTCCTTCATCTTCTTCGCACCGGTACCGGCTTTGCCGTCCATAGTGTGTGGCTTGGCGTAGACGCTGGCGTCGCCAACTTCTTTACCCATCATTTTTTTGCTGAATTTAGCCATGATTAGCCTCGCTTTTGGTTTGCAACTTTAGCCATGCCACGACCCATGCTCATCATGTCCGCGTCAGTTTTGCCGCCCTTGCCGCCTTTGCTGCTCTTGCCTTTTTGGGCTGCAACCATAGGACCGCTGTCACCGAGGTTCTTGCCCTTGGTTTTACCTTTTGTATTTACGCCTTGTGCGCCTGATTTGAAAGACATGTTCGACTCCTTACGTCGTTGATATGGTGACTGTACCAATTTCCACAGTTAAAGCCAAGTAGTTTGGCGTTAAACCTGCATCATCTAATGCCGCGCCACCAACAGGGTTCCAGCCCCATTGTATGTTGCGACTGCCCTCACTCTGGAACCCTTGCTCCAAAGTGCTTGTGCTGTTACCCGTGCGAATTTGCAAGCCTGTTGTACCACCTGCTACATAGCTGCGGTCAGGGCGTGGGTTACGCAAACCTTGTGGATCATCAACCGGATACATACCCAGTTGAAGCTGTGGTTGGTCAGGGTCCCAGCACTCTGGGCACACCAAGAGCTCGTAGTTCTTGGTCTTGATAATCTCGCGCTTGAGGACTTTCAACTTGAACCGCTGATCGCAACGGTCGCATTGAGCAATCGCCCATTTGCCACTGGCGAAGCGGTTACCCATTAGGTGCCCCCGATGTACTGCTGACGCGGTACAAATCGAATCGCGGCCTTCTCATGGTCTTCATAAGCGGCCAATTCCCAAGCTTCGTCGTACTGTTGTTTCAGCATCATGAGGCGCTCAGCGCCTTCTGGAATCTTGCCAGCGACGTAATAGGCCAAACCAGCGGCCATACAAGGGATGAATCGGAAAGGTACGTCCATGACGTTCACACCGCCGCCCGCATCTTGGGTACGGCGGAGACGCCAGTAAACAAATTGATAGGTCTGGGCACCATCTGGAGTCGGCCACACCGTCACAGCGGGGAGGTTCTGCACGGAGACGGCATCGCCAGAAGAGTGAGTTGCTGCGGTAGTACCGTTCTGGCCACGGAAACAGCCAGTCAAGTCGTTGCCGCTGATTGCTGTGTAGTTGATGGTCTCGCTGCCGATGAGCACGAAGCCCGCCGCTGGCATACCTTGGGTTGAAACTACCGTAATCGTTGAGTCAGTAGCCGATATGCCACTCGCAAGAGTCGTGATTGACGCCGCAGTCTGCCCATCCAATCTTTGGACCCATACCTGAATCGGACGAGCCTGCTGAAGCTTGTTTGGGAGGGTCGCATAGGTCGAGACGCTGATACGTGTGATGGTCAAGTCAGCTTGGTTAGAAGTCTGACCGGCTTGTGTGCGGATGACGTGCTCAAGCAAATCAACGGTGTCATTGGGCAGGGCGTAGGTGCTCTGGCCTTGAACCAAGTCGATCTGACCTTGCTCAATCGTCCACATGTTGATGCCACGGTTCGCCCAGTCGGCGAACATGATGTTGAGGCTACGACGAGCTGTGCGCAGGTCATAACCTGAACGCAGTTCACGTCCGGCGCGCTCGAACGCTTCCTCGACCAACTCAGTTAGTTCGAGGTTAAAAGAGGTTTGACCGGATGTGACTGCCATAGTTTATTTCTTCGCTGTTTTTGCAGAGTCAATAAATGCTTGAGCCGTTGGCGCGCCTTTGGCACCGGGCTTGCGCATCTTTTCTCCACGCTTACGCTTGGCGTTGATGTTAGCGTACAAACCCACTTTCCCCCCAGCAGCGTACACGTCGACAGGGTAGTCCCCATCGCGCTTCTTGACCACCTTGGGTTTAGGCATCTTGGAGGCGGCGACCGCCCCCATGCCACGGCTCGCCAACATCAGCACATCTTCCCACGAGTTTTACCCCGTGATGCCATGCCATCGGCACGGCGAGAAGCTGACGAACCAATCATGCCGCCCTTGGCTTTGTTCAAAGGCTTGCCGTCAACGCGAATACCGCTACCGGGTTCTTCGTACACAGGCTTCTCGCCCTTCTTAGGGCTACGAGTAGCAGATGCGCCGTCGATGTCTTGGGGGACTTTGCCACCATCAGCCATCTTCTTGGTCATGCCACCCTTTTTCATACCTTGGCCAGCAACGGCTTGCGTGCCAGCGGGGCCAGCTGCGGCGGCTTTTTTCTTTTCCTCTTCGGCTTTAGCCTCGGCTTCGAGCTGGCTCTTCTTGCCAATCAAATCGCCAAACATGCCCTCGCCTTTGAGAGCGCCGTAAACAGGGGAGAGGTCTCCTAATTTGATACCCATGATTCTTCCTTAGTAAGTTTTTGCTGTACGAGCACCGCGAGCGATACCCCAACCTTTTACACCACCGCCAGACTTGAAGTTATCCTTCATGCCTTTAGGGCCAGCCAACCATGCGTTGGGATTCAATGTCTTAGCTTCACGAGCGGCGCGAGTAGATTTAGCAGCGGTCTTCACGGCCTTTGCAACCTTCTCGGTTTTCTCAGCGGCTTCAGCTACCTTCGGAGCAGCTTGAGCAGCCTTGTTTGCTGCCATACCTTCACGAGCGGCCAAAGACAAACCGGTAACCAACTTGCCCGGACCCATGCCGTTCATAAAGGCGGATGCGTTGCGAGAAAGTTCAGTACTGTCCACTGAGTTACCGTTACCAGCCGTTGGGCCAGCACCAGCTTTACCACCTGTGGGGATAGCAGCGATCAACTCAGCACGAGTGCGGTTACGGGGTGGGTTTGCGCCCATAGTACCCTTTGGTGCGCCTTCAGCGGGACGGCCACGGGTCGTACCAGCTTCGTCATCCACGCTAGCGGTGCTACGAGAAGACTTGCTTTCCATCTTGGCGGAAGCGGGCTTGGTAGACACCTTAGCTGCGGTAGTACGGGAAACGGTCTTCTCGCCAGAACCTTCGTCCTCGCTACCTTTTTCCGATTGCTCTTGCACGTACTTCATCGCACGAGCGCGAGTGTCGTCGTCGATACCAGAGTTTTGACCTTCGGTCACGCCACCTTCGTCGTAGCGCTTGGACTTGAATTTAAATTTTGCCATGATGGACTCCTTATTTCTTTTTGGCCATGCCGCCGCCACACATGGCGATCATTTTGCCCTTGGTTTTACCCTTGGACTCGACGCCACCGCCCTTGGCCAACTTAGACAAGTTGGTTTTCTTGCCAGCGTGTAGCTGTTTATCGTGCATTTTGACGGCTTTCTTGATGATCGCCTTGTCTTGTTTGATGTCTTGCTTGTCCATAGTTTCACCGCCTTTGCTGAATAGAGCCATCTTCCCGTGTCGGGTTTTTGGGTTGTTTGCTTTTTGCAAGTCAGGACGAGTCTTAGCGCCTGCGCCAAACTTCAACCCCTTACTCTTCTCACTGAATTCCTTGGCTACAGTTGTAGGCACGTCAGCTGCTTTTGCAAATGCTGGGTTGTGCGCTGCGGCGTCCATGAACTTCTTTTGTTTTTCACTTGTTGCTGGCATGTTTGTTCTCCATAAGGCGGTCCAGTTTTTCATCCAGCCTATCAAGGCGGTCCAATACGCGGTTAATGTCGGCGTGGACTTCGGTTTTGGTGACGTACTCTTTGGCAACTTCTTCGCGAGTGCGGTTAAGGAGGATCGTGACGCGGCTGAGCTCATCGGACTTCTCCTTAAGCACCCAAGTCAACAAGCCCATGCCTGCTGACAAAACAATGTTCCAAATCATGCCTTCCATCTCAGCACTTCCAACGGGCTAGAGATGCGGCTTTACGAGTGGGCTTACCCTTCTCGTCTTTCATTGGGCCGGGCATACCAGACATGCGGGCGCAGAATGAGTCCTTGCGCTTGCCGCCTTGTGGCTGGGGTGCCTTGAGGTTGCTGCCAGTAGCAGCGTTGTATTTAGCACGGCCCTTGGCTGTGAGACCCGCGCCCTTAGACGCTGGGAGTTTCTCGCCACGACCAACCGCCAACGATGGAGTCTTCTTAGTTGCCATTGACGACTTTCAGTTTGGGTGTGCAGTGCTGGGCCAGCAACGGCTGCAACACGTCTTCGTTGAAGTCACGAGAGAACTTCTCTTGGCCGACGTGAGGCAGGCTGATTGATGGGTCGAGGTAAACCGTGAAGCCGTCTTTGGCTGCGCGGTCACAGAAGAGGTAGTCTTCGCCGTAGTACTCGTTCTCCATGATGCCCAGATCAAAGATAGCGTGGTCAGTACGTTCGTTGACGTTGTTGTAGTAGGACCATTCTGGATGCTTGTCGCGCATGGTCTCAAGGACGTGGCGTTGAATCATCATGAAGCCTGTACCGATGCGGCGTACGCGCAACATACCGTTGGCGTCGAACTCCAGAGCACCGTCGCCATCCAAGTAGTAGTCCAAGAAGAACTTGCGGTCCATACCGCGACGAGGATAGATACCAGCAGTGATGTCTTTGTCCAAGCTCAACGCCATGAGGCGGAGCACTGCGTCGGCATTGATGACAACGTCGGCGTCAACAAACAACAATGTGTCTGCGTCGGACGCCAGAAAGTCCGCAACAAGAGCGTTGCGAGCCTTCGTAATAAGGGAGCACCCCGAGAGGTGCGTGAGGTAAAGCTTAACCCCCAAGTGACCCACCTGAACGGCGAGGTTGGACAAGGCGAAAGCTGAATCAATGTTCAACTTACCGTCATAGGCCGGGATGCAAATCATCAATTTGCGCCCAGCTAGGTTAATGCTTTTCTCAGTATCAGCCATTAAGCACCATCGTTCTTAATCAAGTAACCTTCGGCAGCGATAGACACCGCGTAGGTGTTTGCACTTGTCTTAGCTTGCAACTGGATGTCTGTCTTTTCAGTAAAAGCACGAGGCATCACGCGTTGAGCATGATAAGTGTTTGTGAATGGCGCTTGTTGCGACAAGGTTGTCACACCAGACGACGATGTGGCCACGTTGCGATACTGAATCCAGTCTGCGGATGAACCGTTAGCTGATGTGTATGCGTCAATGCGGCTCAAATAGAACGTGTAGCCAGCAGGAACCGTGTATATGGCCATTTGCGAACGACCAATACTTGGGTTAATCTGAGCGTAAGTCACACTGTTTGCTGTGTTCTTGAGCGTGATGGTGCCAGTTGGCGCGCCAGCAGTAACGGTAATGTTTGTGATTCGCAAATAAGACTTTGTTGTCACTGCAACAGTAGTTCCCGTTAACGCAAGCGTCTCAGAAATTACTTTGTAGTTTGCATCCAAACCGCTAATCAAAACTGTAGTGCCAGATAAGTCATCACCTGTGTTCACGCTACTTGCCAAGTGCATAGTTGCAGCAGAAGCAGGGTAAGCGTATGCGCCAGCAACTTCCCAAACCGGGATGTTTGTTGTTGTTACGGATACTTGAAAACCGTAAATGTTGACCGTGCTGTGGCCTGTGATCTGGCCGCGAGCGACTTGCAAGTCAAACGGTTCAATCAAGCCAAAACGGCTGATAGACGAAACGATTGCCATAATCAATCTCCTTGTTTAAAACAGGGGGCCGAAGCCCCCGAGATCAATTACTGTTGCGAAGCAGACTGGGCTTGAGCACCATTCGAGCCACGCACTGCGTACGTGATAACGATGGTTGCAGCGCCAGTGGTCAAACCTGTACCGGCCAATGTGTAGGTGATGAATGTGTCAGAAGAACCGACGTTCAACCATTTACCGGGTGTAGTTGCGTTAGCGCCCAAGACCACGCTACCAACAGAAGTGATAGTGCCAGTAGTAGTGAAATCTTCGCCGCCGATGCTGAGCTTAGCTGTAGTAGCTGCGCTGAACACGGTAGTGGTCACGACCTTGATGTCCACGATCTGTGAACCAGCGGGGATAGAGATGGCGTTGCCAGTCAAGGTGCCGAACACGACGTCTTTAGACTGAGAAACAACGGTGCAACCAGTGTTTTGAGTGGTAGCAGCAGTAGTGCCAGTAGTGTTTTTAACAGTGCCCAACAACCAAGGGCCAAGGTGAGTTGCGAATCCCATGAGGATCTCCTTACATGCGTTGAGGTGCTTCAGTCTGCATGAGGTCAGCCGGACCTGTCTGAAACACCGAAAAAATTCCGGTTGGGGTGAATATACACCCAAAAAGAACAAAAGAAAAGGGACCGAAGTCCCTTTTCTTAGTTGGCTTAGTTAGAGCCAGAGCTACCCCAGATACCCAGAGCATCAGACCAGCCGAAGCTGTAACGCTCGCGGGCCTTGTAACGCACGTTACCGGTATCGAAGTCGCCGTCCATGCTGTTTTGCAGCGGTGTACGAACGAAGTGCTTCAAACCGTTAGGCACGTCTGTAGTCAAGAACCAAGCGTTGTTGTCGGTCAAGAAGTTGTTAACGGTGTAGCCTTCTGGCACAGAACCGTTGTTCTTGATCGCGTTGATGTCGTTGTCAGTTGTACCAACGCGGAGGTTAGTTTCCAACAAACGAGTAGCAACGAATTGCAAGCTTGGGGGAACAATCATCTTCTTAGGCTTAGCAGCGATCAACAGGCCACGTTCGTCTGTCCAAGCAGCGATTTGAATAACGGCGGCTTCCAAAGAAGTCTCGTTCAAGTCAGCTTGAGTAGAAGGTGTGTTGGCGTTGGTGCCACCAGAGATCAACGGATGGTTGACCAAAGAGCTAGAGCTGTTGTAACCGAACAATGACACACCGTCACCACCCAAGTAGCCACCGTTGAAGCCGTTGTTCAACACGGCTGCGGCTTTAACTTGCTTGGTGTAAGCCATGGCGCGAGCCAAAGACTTGGTGTAGCGGGCAGACAAGCTGTCGTACAAGTTATCTTCCACAGCTTCTTCAGTGATGGAGAAGCCCAGAGCGATAGTCTCGTGGTTGTAGCGAGTCGACCATGCTTCTTGTGCATTGTCGTAAGAGATTGCAGAGCCTTCGTTCTTCACTGGAGCAGCGGAGAAACCAGACAACTTCACCTCTTCTTCAAAGCTACGCTCTGAAGTTTCGGTTTCGTAAATCTCTTTGTGTTGCTCACCGTAGCGAGCGTATTCCATGCCGAACAAAGCGTTCAAGCCGGGGAGCAGTTCTTTAAGTAACTGTGCGCGTGAAATAGCCATGATTTACTCCTTAAACACCAGTGGTGTTGTTGTACTGATGAGTGTTGATCTTCACCAGCAACTCGGTGTAAACACCAGCAGAAGTGGCGGTCTCAGGGACCACGTCGATGACGCGCAATGGGATGGTTGCAGTTGTACCAGCACCGGTCAATGTCACGCCAAAAGCGCTATCGCCAGTAGTAGTAGAACCTGCGTTCAACACCAAAGGAACGTTAGAACCAACGTCAGCACGGCTTGCAGTGCCCATAGTTGTACCAGAGGTAACAACGGCCACTTTGAACAGAGCTTGTTGGTCGTCCACAACGTAAGCTACAGCTGGGTTAGCAGATGTAGATGCGCCTGCGGGGATGTACTGACCTTGAACCAATTGGCCCGAAGAGTTAGTATATTGACCGCCCATCACAACACCGACGATACCGCCAGAGTTAGTTGTGGTTGATTTGATGAGATAGCCATCGCTAATCAGCACGGTATCGCCATTGAAAATAGCGGTAGCGAAGCCAGTAGCCACGGGAATCTGACGGATTGCACCAGCGTATGGTTTACCGTCAAGCGAATTGACGGGCACCAAGCCATAAGGTGCCGAAACGGTAGGGTATGCCATTTAGGACTCCAAAATTTAAGAACCAGAACCGAAAGTAACCTTCGACTTCTTGTCCGAGAACAAGGGCATACGAGGATCACTTTCACGAAGGAAATTGTTGTCCACGGACTCCATCTGAGACTTGTTCTGATTAGCGTAATACGCTGCTCGTTGATCCAAGAACTCCGACGGGATGCGGCAGAGCAACAAACCACCCACTTCAATGTTGCCTTTAAAGCGACCTTCAGTAGTAGCGTGCATCATGAGCTCAGGGTACTCCTCTGCTTTGCAGGGCTCGTAACCTTCGCGAAGCTTCGAAGAAATATTTGATGGGTCAGCGACACCAACAGTACTGGTACGAATCCAGCGATGAGTCCAGCCGGGGCGGGCATCAGGGCTAGGCAGAGTCTCGGGTGGACGCCACGCCGTTGGGCGTTGTGCGACCGTGCGATCTTCCAATTTACGATCCAGTCGGTTTTGTTTAGTACCGTTTTCCATCATTCACCTCTCTTCAGCAAAGCAACCTGTTTAGCGTATTGTTCAATAGGGACACCGAGGCGGCGAGCGATCGCTGCTTCAGATGCCTTCAATCGAATACGATTAGGCGGGGTGCTACGTGAGGCCGGAGCCACTACAGTAGCGGGTTTTGTTGCACGGCGGGGAGTTTCCTCTTCAGCCGGTTCTGACGTCTTTCGTGGAGGCGTTTCGTCATCCTCATAGCTCTGAGCACTTTCAAAATGCTCAGGAAATCGTTTGCGCATCGTTTTGTCGATGGTTCGGAAGTACTCTTCACTTCCTACATAGCCCGAACCATACTCCTTTGCGAGCTTCTTGTCAAGCCCCATTGCAGTCATAGTCATTTCTTCGTCAACACCCCACCAATCGGAATTGGCTTCTACCCATTTCTGAGTACGTGGAGTCAGGCGAGGAGCCTCTTCTTGCGCGGGTTGTGCAGGTACGAAAGTTTCCTTCTCTTGCACCTCGATCGGGCGCATGTTCTGGGCCTTCTCGATCTTCAGCGTTGCGCGGGCAATCTCGGCTTGGGCGTCGGCCTGAGCGTCAATATCACCTGCCTCAATGGCGTCGCGGTAGGCTTTCTTGGCGGAGCTCAGCTCGATGTCGGCGGACGACTTGGACTGCTCGATATAGGCTTGGCTACCGGTGGCAAGCTGCTGTTGGAGACGTTTGTTCTCGTCAATAACTTGGCGGGCATAGGCTTCAGCGGCCTGACGCTCACGCAAAGCTTCTTCTTTGGCGCGGCGTTCATCGTGGTAACCACGGGTGAACTTCTTGATACGCGCTTGGACCTTCTCGTCGTACGAGTTCAACTCGTCATCTGATGGGTCTTCAGGAGGTGGCGCGGCTTTACGGCCACGGTCTTCTGGCGGGGTATCGTCCTCAATCTCTACTTCAAACTTGTCGTCTTCAGCAGCGGCTTGTTTAGCTTGTTTCGCTTCCTTCTCGTCAGGAAACTCGAACTCGTCTTCAAATTTGTCCATTTCTAACTCCTATTAAGCAACACGGCCAATACCGCGTGGGTCTTCCACAACTGCTTCAACCGAGTCATCATTGATGATGCGGAATTCACGGCCATGAATCTTCAGGCGGGTGCCTGAATTGGGGCGGACGATGACGAAGTCACCTTCCTTGCATGACGGACCTGATGGGAAACGAGTCTCATCTTTGTACGCGTCAGGGCCAAGTTTCACTACGAACAACACAGAAGTCAGGACTTCTTCGTGATACATAGCTTGGCTAGATTTGATGATGCCTACTTCACTGTCGGCGTACTCTTCCATAGCCTCGGGGACTACACAAAGTACGTGAAAGCGCTTGGGATCAGGCAGTTGCTTCGCCTTATCCTCTGCGGGTTTGTTCAGAAGGCCGGACAGGTCTACTGCTCCCGCTAGGTTGATGTCATTCATCAGATTGCTCCATTCGTTGCACAAGGTCTTTGACAATGGTTTCTGCGTGAGTCAGACCTCGGATGACCCCACAGACGTGACGATACTCGTCAAACGTTTTAGCACCTCCTCCAGAGAGGAAGGAATTCTGGTCGCCACGGAGTTTGTCGATCTCCTTGGCGATGTAAGCAAGCACTCGGCTGTTGTCCAACTATTACTCCTTCTTGTCGCGTGGCACACGGTTTTGCGCCATACGGTTTTGATGGGCCTGAGCTCGTTGCATTTGCATCTGCGCCTTGCTCTTGGCGATTTCGATACCCATACGAGCACCGTCGGTCTCTTGCTGCTTGGCAATTTGATCGCGTTTCGCAGCGGCGGTAGCAGCCACTTGCATTGCAGCGATCTCTTTCTGGGCGGCAATTCGAGCCATTTCGATCTGTTGCTGGTTTTCTTTCGCACCTGCATCGACCATAAGTTTGCGCTCTTTGAGCTGCATTTCTTGTTGCTTGAGCTGGAGTTCCTGCTGTTGCATTTGTACAACAGGGTCCTGCATTTGTTGCTGGGCTTGCTGCTGCGCGGCTTCCTGCTTGTTCTGCTGGAGCATAGCTTGTGAGGCTTGAGCTGCGGCGATCGCAATCTGGTCGGCTTCCTCGGAAGACATGTGCTTCTGCTTGTCTTCGCCCGGCAACACGATGCCCATCTTCTCTTCCATCTGACGACGGTACTCGAACGCGACGTGCTCGTTGATGTGAGCCATCATTGCTGCTTGCAAGGCTTGAGCCTGTGGGTTCTGGCCAACGATCTGCATGATCTTGGGGTCCTGCATCGCTGCCATGTGAACACCCAAGTGAGCTTGGTGGTTCTGCTCCATGAACGCTTTCACGGGCTTGCCGGTCAGGATGTTCATGTTCTCTTGCACTGGGTCGGTCGGCACTGCGTCGTCCTCAACTGGCACGAGCTTGTTGGCGTTCTTGATACCCAACACTTCGATCATCTGGCGGTGAAGAAGGGGCAGGTTATACAACTGCGGTGCACTCTGGGCCAACTGCAACACTGCTTGGTATTGCACGACTTTTTGAGCCATAGTGGCTGCGTTGGGGTCGGACACAGGGATGACATCCACCATGTCGTAGTCGGCTTTCTTAATAGCGCGACCGCCTTCTTCTGGTTCATACGCGTAATCTTCTGGTGTGTAGTCGGCAATGATGACCTTGAGGAGTTTGAATTCCTGCTTCATCGCATAGTGCAAGCGGGCCTGCACAGCGGACATCACCTTCAGCGTACGCTCCAACAGAGCCAGAGTCGTACCCACAGGAGCATTGGCGCTCATGTCGGACACGTTCATATCACCGGAAGATGCGAAGGCACGGCCCTCAGACACGATCTGGTTGAACAACGTGAACAGAACCTGTGATGGCTCTTTGTAAGGCAACGGTAAGATGTTGTCGCGGATAGAACCCGATGGGACGTCTACGTCACGGAACTCGCCCGGTTGGATTGGTGTGTCATCGCCCTTAATTCGCAAGCCGCGAGACTTGAGACCCCCCGGGAGGTTGGACAAGGTACCAGCATCGACGAGCTGACGAATGAGCATGGTGGCGCTCTTCGCATAACCCCCGATGAGGTGAATGAGTCCGTAGCCATAAAAACCGAACCCCGGAATGTATTGGTAATGCACAAAGTGCTGGCGCTTGAGCTTGAGCGGGTCGTCTTCATACCAATTCCTACGGATGGCCAAGATTTTACGAGTGCCCTTCTCGATTGTCACCACGTATGGCAGAGCGATACCGGTGTCTTCCATGTCGCCATCGTCGTTCTCGTCTTGGTCTTCAAACCCTTCCAAGTCCAACATGACGTGCATCTCAAGCACGCGATAGCGGTCGTCCTGAATAGCAGACATGCCATTCTCTTCGGCCTTCTGCTTCTCAATGTCGTCCAACTCAACGATCGGATCGCCCAAGTCTTCATCAATGTAGAAGCCCGCATGTTGCAGTTTCTTCATCTCGTTCTCGGTCTTACGCATCACGTGGGTAACGCGCTCGGCATCCTCAATATTAGATGCGCCGTACGGAACCACGATGTCTTCAGCGGGAATGAACGTAGCAACTTGACGACCTTTCGATGGGTCGTAGTACACCTTCTTGAACGCGGAACCTGCCAATGGCAGAGACCACAACATCTTCTCGTGCTCGCTGCGGTACTCAGTCATCACCTCGGTGAGCTGGTAGTTCATGTCCTCACGGACGCGCGCGGCTGCTTCCTCTCGCATTACGTCAATAGCACCAACGATTTGAGTTTTGACAGGTCCCATAGCTGGGAACGTCTCCATCATTGCCTCGGACTGGAAGCGAACAACTGACTCGGTGAGCATCGGGTGGAACACACCGCAAGCGCCTTGCCATGGCTCGGTACGGTCTTCGTACTTCAAGCCCAACAGTTTCAAACCCTCAACATAGGTCTGAATCCATTCGCGTCGGTCGCCAGTATCTTTCTCGAAGTCCTCGACCAAGTCCATGCCCAAAGTCTGCAACGCGCTTGCGTCCATGAACTCTGCGAGGTTGGCATCAAAGTCTTCCGCAGTACCTTCGGTCTCTGCGTCTAGGTGCTCGCCTTCTTCACCGGGTTCGAGCTCCAGCTCAATTTCCAAGTCTGGCATCTCTGCCAACTCAGACAAACCTTGAGGGGCTGCGTATAAACCTTTTTCCATGTCGTGTCCTTACTTTGACTCTTTGAGTGTTGCCCAATTTGTACGTGGGTCGTATTTGAAATCTGTGGCGGGACGGCCACTACGTTTGGAAGCGCGGTCTTTCGCACGCTGCTCTGCGGTCATATTATCCCGGGCTTTGCCCTTTTTGGTAAGTACCCCAGACTTTGTCATGTCGCCACGTTTTTTCAGGAGCGCGATCGCCAGCCCCTCGTCCCCCACCTGCGCGGTGAGGCGTTTGACCAGCTTGTTCTTACCGAGAAATTTCTGTGTAGCCATGTTTAGACGGTGTAGTACCGCTCCTTGCGGTGGTTACGGAACCACTGAATATCTTCCGGCTCGTCGCTCGGCAGTCGCAGGAACCCACCTTGGCGGAATCGCATCAGTGCAAGTGTAGTCGCGTCAACCAAGTCATCATGCTCGCCTGATGGAAACGCAGCAATCTCGTCCACGAGCTCTTCAGCCCAGCGGGTTTTCGGCACCCAGACCTTGCCCGAGGCGATGATGTCAGAGACGGAGTTCAACCGAGCAATCTTGTCTTGGCCTTTTGACGGGGTGTACTCCATCACTGGGATACCCATGGCTCGCAACTCATAGATGAGCGGTGCGCCGGTCGCCTTCTTCTCGATCAACAGACCATCTGGCTCGTAGTCGTGGTACTCACGGAGCACGTCCTTCTTCAAGTCCACCCACTCCACACGCTTCTTATATGTATTCAGAAGAATGATGTTCTTGGAATGGTCCTTGTGATGTGTGAAGATGCCCCACGTAGTACCAGCTGAAAAGTCAGCCCGCTGGTGTTTCTCGAACGCGGTATCCCACGTCTGAAGAATGTACTCGCACTGAGGGGGTTCGTCCTCTTCCCACCACTGCCACCAGTCGCGCTTAACAATCGCACTTTCATTGCCCACAGGGTTCTGTTGGTACTGCGCTTGCCACTTCGAATTCGGGAGTTCTTCGCGAAGCGCAGATAGTTCACCCATTGACCAAAACTCAGGCCAGAGAGGGTTACCCGAGGGAAGGATTGCCGGAAACTCAATGACTTCCCAGTCGGTTTCGCCACGTAACGCTGCATTTTTAAGCACCTGTCCTGTCAAATCACGCTGAGCCCAGCGCGTCATCACGATCACAATCGCCCCACCGGGTTGCAGACGCTGACGCGGACCTGACGTGTACCACTCGTAGACCTTATCGTAGACTTCTGGGTTGGTAGCTGCCATCGCAGCCTCTTGTTCTGAGTGCGGGTCGTCAATAATGAGCAAGTCAGCGCCCTTACCGGTCACCGCACCGCCCACACCGATCGCAAAATAGTCACCGCCCTTGGATGTGTTCCACCGGCCCGCCGCTTTTGAGTCAGATTGCAATCCCAATTCGGGAAAAATGTCGTGATACTGCTCGGTATCCACCAAGTTACGCACTTTTCGACCAAAACCCACCGCCAATTCAGCAGTGTGGGACGTCTGAATGACTTTTTTGCCCGGATATTTGCCCAAAAACCAAGCTGGGAGCAGGTATGAGGCGAATTCTGACTTCGTATGACGTGGCGGCATGTTGATAATCAGCCGTTTACAGGTCCCGTTGGCCACTCGCTCGAACGCTTCAGCCATCCGCTTGTGGTGTCGACCGGCAATGAACGTCGGCCAGACCGTTTCCACGAACTTGATGAACTTCTCCTGCATCAGCTCTCTGCTCTTGAGCTCTTCGAGCTTCGCAAGCTGAGCTTCCAACACCCGCTGGTCCGATTCCGAGAGACTCGGGAGGACTTTCAGGACGTCCGCTAGGGACATGTTGTCTATATTGATGCTCATTTTTTGGTTTTGTTACGTTTCTTTAAACCGCCGGGGTGGCTAGATAGCAGCCCTGCGTCGATGATCTGCCTTTTGTATTTGTCGAGTTCTCGGCGCAACTGCTCCACTTCCGGAGTTTCAATCTCCAGCTTCACTTTAAAAAGGTTGAGGCTCACGTTCATTTTTTGGTTTTCTTACCTTTTGAGCCTGACGTTTCTTCAATAGTTACGTCTACTTGACACTCTGGCTCTTCTGTATCTTCTACAGTATCAGTAGTATTGTTTTCCCCGGGGGATAAACTTTCATCTTCCGTGAACTCCCCTTCCCTCATCGGGCCGAGGTGGGCATCCAAGTCGTCCAGTGGAAGCACGTCTGTAACTTCTGCGTTCATCAGACGTTTGACGCGTTCTTTAATAGAGTCTTCCAATCCCTTGGAAGTTGTGTGGTGCACAGTAATTTCTGAGCGCTCGGTAAAAAGCCCGATGTCGCTGTGTTTGCCCAAGAGCTCAAGTGCCTTGAGTTCCAGCTTCGGGTCGCCGCAGTCGGCCATAGCCACAAGCTTGTTTGTTACGAAATTGCGCGCTTGCTGCACATCCGCAAATACTTGGAAGTCGTATTCCTTGATGGCCACCGCCAGCACTTTGGCTGTTCCCGTTTTGGAAATGGTGGTGGGTGCGTTGGGTTTTACTTTACCGGTGGCTAGCGCAGCAGCAGCTTGGAAATCTTTTGCGTCGTAATCAAGGGAGGCACCGAGGCGCTCGACCAAGTCGACTGTGTTTGCAGCAATAGCAATGCTATCCGCATGAGTCGCAGGTTGCTCATCGGACAAGTCAAAGGGCAGAGGTTTGTCTGCGCTAGGCTGGATTTCAATCATAAATTGTGTTTGCACCGGGTTAACGGGAAGGGGTTGTTGGAGCTTGGGCCTGTAGCTCTATCGTGTGTTGATAAAACTCCGAACTCCAACAATAAAGAAGACTGCAAGGGGGCACTGGGGGACCCAAAGCAAACCCAGAATTTCAGACCTATACAGCAATCTTCTTTATTTTTGGCTCCCCGACGTGGGCTCGAACCACGGACCCTGTGATTAACAGTCACATGCTCTACCGGCTGAGCTATCGAGGAACATCACCAACGGGGCCGACTATACAACAAAATTTAAAAAATAAAAATATACCCCCCGGGGGTGGACGAAAAGAAAAGTAAGGGGGTGGGTTTCTACATAAATTAAGGGACTATATCGTGGTACAAAATATATAGGGGTACCCCCATTTTTAAAAACGCAACATTGTTTGTGCAGAACCCAGTGTATGGGACCCACGGGACTCCTTCATGGCGTTTGGGTGGGTGGGGTACGGGTGGGGCTGGCGTTTCCTGTATTTGCGAACCCGTACCCGCTCGGCGATTCTGACAAATGTCAGATATACATAAGGGCTCGACCCGCTCGGCGACATCTGACAAATGTCAGATTTAATACTCAAGTATTCATAGGGTTTGTCCCTAGAAAATAATTTGCCAAACGTTTGACATTGTCTAATTGTGTGATACAATAAACACATGGCAGAGAAAAGAACGGTTCTTTTCCCCATACTTTGAAAGAGGTAACTCAAATGACTAAATCGACAAAAGCCCCTGCATCAATCAACGTAACAGCCGCCACCGAATCAAGCGTTCAAATTGTGCTCGACTCAATAAACGCTCTTGATAAAGTGCTCGACAAATGGGTTGAGATTGAAGGCAAAGCGGGAAAGATTCAGGCAGACTATGCCACCCAAATGGATGCGACATTCGGCAAAGGCTGGTGGAGCGCAAAGGGTGAAATTGGCAAAGCGGTAAAAGCCGCTCACGACCGATTCGTTGAGCGTATGAGTACGCTCGGCAAAAAGCGTGCCAATATTGACCAAATGTGGAAACGGGTAAAAGAATTGTGCGGTTACGTTACAAAAGAAAAAGCCACAGCCACAGCCAATGCAACGGGTGGAGACGTTTCAATAATTGACGCTAAGACAATCGCCGAACTCAAGACAATTTACAATCGCTTCACCAATGCAACAGAGGACGAAGCGCCCTTGTCTTACAAAATCAAGGCTGAGTTTGAGAACATTCTCGACCAGCTCGGCGTTGAAATCTGACAAATGTCAGAAACCCCCGAAGCCCTAGCCGAAAGGCTGGGGCTTTTTTACGTCCCTACATTTCGTAACAATACC